AGGCTCGCGGGTCATCACGGTCTGTGCTTGAGTTCTGACCTCGGTTTCGTAGTCGCTGGTTTTCTTTGGGGTGTAAGACCGCATAAACCCGCCGACCTTTGAGAATCGTGGTCTGCCCTTCGGCACGGGGTTTATGTCAACGTGAAACGTGAGCGAAAAGGTCATTTTTCTTGATTCATCCAGTAGCGCAGTTCAGTTGCGGCCTCTTTGCCCCGTTTTTTCTCAATCTGGTCGATGGTTTCCAGCCACCAGGCACGGGCTTGCATAGCCCCAACGTCTGCCGTCTTCTGCCGATACCGCTGCCGCCATTCCCTGGCCTCTAGTTTCCTCATAAGCGTCATAGTCTCCGGTGAGGAATAGGGCGAAGTCGACGATGCGGCTGGGGTAAATGGCTCCTGCTCGGATGTGATCAAGGACTCGGTTTGCTTGCTCATGGTTCACGATCCCCTCCTGAGTTGCGACAGGCGCTCTCGGATGTGGTCAGGCATCGGTACAGCAGACCTTATGCGCTCCTGGTACTGCTCTGCCATCGTGACCTTCTTGACCGGCTCGGGTATCTCCGCACCGTCCCATCGTTGCTGGTTTAAGTACACCAGAGGGGCAGGGATAAAAGCACCGTTGCTGGTCAGCCACTGGTCGGTGGTTTTCATCCACTCAACATGCTTGATGATCTGGTCTGCACAATGCTCATACAGACCCTTTTTCCACTTCACTAGACATGCCGACTTAGCGCCCTTGCGAGGCGACTTCGGCCATGCTGCCCAGAATCTGTCAAACCCGCTTTCAAACATCGTTTTTCTCCAACCCTCCAGAAAGAGAACAGCGGCAGGCGGGAGGTTCGCTTTTCAGGATGGAGATCAGGCCATCCCTAGCCGTGTCCACAAAATCAATAGCAGTTCGTCGTGCAGTTTGATCCGTAGCAGCAAGTCGTGCAAGTAACTGTCCTGCCGTTAGCGTAGTAGGTATGCGTTGAACACGCAGCCCATGCGCCTGTTGTAATCAATGCAATCATCAGTGATGCTAGAACTCTTTTCATGATTAATCTCCAGTTAAGATAATTTCACCCAAAGACCCCCCTACCCCACAGAGTGTGAGGAAGGACGAGTTAGGTTCACCCCCCATTGAAGGGATCGTCATGCTACGGATTAAGACCGTATGCCCCAGGCTTGACGATTCGACCAGCCCACCGGATTGTTCGGGAACTGCCCCCTAGCCTTGCGGCATACCGGCTACCCTTTTCTTCCACGCCCTCAGGTTGAAGTCTTACTATCGTGTGGAGTACGGATGCCTAGGAGGAAACAAAAAAGCCGCTTACTACTGCTCCCGGTAGGAACCCTCTTTCGAGGGCAGGAGCATGAGTAAACGGCCTTTGCTTGTCGCTTCCTACGGCAACGAGCGCATTCTATCAGTCTTTTTTTTCGTCTGTCAAGAACCAATCAGGCTTAAGCACCATCAGTTGATACAGACGACCAGAAGGCATGAAAGCGCCCCACTGGTTCACAGCACCCCTGGTGATGCCAAGAATCCGGGCCAGGTTTGCCTGGTTCCCAGCTCTCTTTACAGCCTCTTCTTTGGTCATCTGTTTATTTTACTACACATTGTTTAGGTAGCTGTTGGGGTTTCTACTGATTCATGTTGTCTAGGTTGCTATACAATGGGATAGATGAGAGGCAAAGGAACACCCTACTACGGCAAGCTGATGACCGAGACATTGCCCCACGAGGTCAAGGCCATCTGGTACAGCCGTGATGCTGAGTTGCCAGAGCTACCCAGGCATGGGTGGTCATGGGAGCATCAGACCGACACAGAGGCCATTGAGAAGCACGATCTGGTGATCAAGCTGCTGGAGGCCATCCCGCTGACCGAGCGCGAGGATTTAGTGGTGCGGCTTGTGGTGCTGGAGAACGAGACTTTCCAAGATGTTGGCAAGCAGTTGGACTGCACTACCGAACGGGCGCGGCAGATCTACATGAAAGCCATGCGAAAGCTCAGGACACGCCAGAAGGCAGTTACCGGCTTCGAGGTTTGGCAGTACGAGTGCGAGGTCACCACTTGGAGAGGATGGCGCTACATCCAGAAGAATCGACCATGAGCCTTTCAAATCATCAGATCTTCATGCTCAAGCACTTTGCTCTTGGGTGGAAGTTCAAGCTGAAAAACGACAAGCCTGGAAGCTGGAACACCTACTGGTCACTCAGGAGGCGCAAGCTGATTGACTCTGGCAGCGTGGTGACGAAGCTCGGCCATGAAGTGCTTGCCAAAGAACTGAAGCTCCAAGAGAAACGCAAAACATAGGGTAAGTCCCTATAAAAAGATCTTGTGGATTGTTTAGAGAACTGTACAATCCAGTCCCATGCCCTGACATCCCGTCGGGGTCTTTTTAGGAGAAGATGATGAGTGTAGAGAAGCTGCTCAAGACGAACGTCAATGAGCATACAGAGAAGAAGTCAAATCTGACTTACCTGTCCTGGGCTTGGGCCTGGCAAGAAGCCCTCAAAGCTGATCCAGCAGCCACCTTCAAGGTGGAAACCTTCAAGCGCGATCAGTACACAGAAGAACCCTTCATGACGCTCCCAGGCGGGACGGCTATGGTATGGGTCACGGTGACGATCTTTGGCAAGCCAATGACCTGCCAGCTACCCGTCATGGATCATCGGAACAAAGCTATCCCAAACCCGGATGCCTTCGCGGTCAATACAGCCATTATGCGCTGCATGACCAAGGCATTGGGTCTGCATGGCCTCGGTCTGTACATCTATGCCGGAGAAGACCTGCCAGAAGGTGAGAAATCTCCTACAGAAGATGAAGATGAGGCGTTTGAGGCTCAACACATCGAGTCGCTCAGGGATGCCTCTCTGAGTGGCATAGAAGCGCTCCAGGAGGCTTTTAAGGCCATTCCAACATCACCGGCTAAGTCTCGGTTCTGGGTCAAGCACCAAGCCTCCCTGAAGGCCGCAGCAGGAGCAGCAAAATGAAGCTCAAAACACTGATTGAGGCCCAAGAAGTGATTGACCGTCTGCTTGCCATGCACCTAGAGGCAGTCCTGAAGCACCCTAATTTTGTACAGATGATGAACGACGCAAAGGAAGACCGAGGTAGGGCATACATGGCGTCGTTTGACCTGCGAATGTCTATTTCGCCCATGCTAAACCAAAAGGTGGAAATCCATGACTAAAGACACAGGAGGGCCAGCGTTTCCCGTTCAAAGCTACGTTAACGCCGATGGCGAAACATTTGAGAGCGAGCCGCAAGGCATGACGCTGCGAGATTACTTTGCGGCCAAGGCGATGCAGCAAACGATGGTCGAGTTTGATGATGCATGGTCACATCACGCTTATGAGACGGAAGAATTTTTGCAGTGGGCAGCTGAGCGCTCTTACGCAATGGCAGACGCCATGCTGAAAGTGAGGGATAAATGACTGAACAGCGATCGCCCGAATGGTTTGCCGAGCGTTTGGGTAAAGTCACGGCCAGCAGTTTGCACAAGGTCATGTCTAAGACCAAGACCGGCTACTCGGAGCATCGCGCCAACTACATGACGCAGTTGCTGCTGGAGCGCATGACAGGCCAGAAGGTAGAGGGCTACACCAATGCAGCGCTTCAGTGGGGCATTGATCAGGAACCCAACGCCAGAGCCGCATACGAGGCCCATAGAGGCGTTTTAGTCGAGGAGGTGGGGTTTATCCATCACCCAACGATTGCGATGTCTGGAGCCTCTCCTGATGGTCTGGTTGAAGACGGCATGGTCGAGATCAAGTGCCCAGAGTCTAAGACGGCTTTGGAATGCTGGCTGTCTAAGAATCCTGTTGAGGGCAAGTACTTTGCCCAAATGCAGTGGCAGATGCGCTGTGCCGACCGGCCCTGGTGTGATTATGTGGTCTATGACCCCAGGATGCCCACAAAAGCTCAACTGTTTATCCACAGGGTCAAGAGAGATGACAAGTGGATTGGAGTTGCAGAGCAGGAAGTGATCAAGTTCCTGGCTGAGTTAGAAGAGAAAGTTCAATCCCTGAAACAAATCATTGGAGAGTAAGAATGTCGAAAGTCCTTAAAGAAATCAACACCATCGTCGGCGAGTACAAGAACGCCGCTGGAGAGGTCAAGAAACGCTATCTGCGGATCGGCTCGATCATCGAGACACGCAATGGCGCAATGCTCAAGCTGGACACCATTCCTCTCAAAGAGGGCGGCTGGGACGGCTGGGCTTACATCAATGACCCCAAGAAGACTGACGAGGCTCCACGGGGCAAGAAGTCTGGGTTCGATGACATGGATTCTGACGTGCCCTTCTAGTCATGAACTACGCCAACATTGAAAAGTCTGACCGACTTGCCCGTGTTGCCGAACTGTTGTCCCAGGGTGGTGAGTTCACCACTCTGGACATCATCAAGCAAGCCAATGTCTGCGCCGTCAACTCAATCATCTCGGAGTTGCGTCAAAACGGTTACGGCATTTCCTGCCAGCGCAGGGGTTCAAAATGGTACTACAAACTGGAGAAATCATGACCAATCAGATCAAAATTAAAGACGGAATATCAAACGTTTTCGTGTCATTGTTGCAAAACAAAATTTTGCTATCTATCTATGCTCACAATGGCTCCATGAGCGTCCATGTTACGAAAGATGAGGCCAAACAGATCATTGATGCACTTGAAATAACTCAAAATCAGATCCATGAACAACCCGTTTGACTTGGAAAACTATAAGCCACAGATTGATATGCGCGATCAGGAAAGAGCAAGACGAAGTGCATATCAGTCAAGCCGCATCGTTAACGAAAAGCGCAAGGCTGGCATAGAACCAAGTGCATCTTACGGTGCAAGTTATGGTGGCGTACCGCAAAACTACGCCACAGAGATGCCCGTGATGCCGATGCACAAACGCAGCGTACAGAGGAAGGAGAAAAAGAAATGACTGACATCAAACTGCTTGCTTTGCTGATCGACTACCAAAAAGCCAATCTTGCTATGTCAACTCTTATGCTTTGGGCGGTAGAAGATTTTGCGCGTGGCCGCCAGC